AATGCAAGTGCTAGTGGTTTCTCTCTAGTGAATTAGACAAGCGAGGCATGGTAGATATATCTGTAAGACCTCAGCTTGTTGCTTGCGGCTTGCCCCAGCTTGGAGCTTGCGGCTTGGACTGATGGGGGGTTGCCCTCCGAAGAGGGCGGTGGTTAATCAATGAATTGTTTTGCAATGTACAGAAATGACAGACCACACAATGCAAGTCCGAAGAGTGGTTGCCCAGCAACTGCCATTAGCAGACCACACACATTCAGAAGTATTACAGGTATTATAAATAACATAGTTTTCCTTTCTGTTAATATCCCATACTAACCCTATTCGCGACCACATGTCAAGCGAGGGGTCCCTATAAAATATACATATCCACATAAAAGCAGGGGGGTGTACCCCAGATGTAGTATAAGGGGTCCCAATAGATACCACATATAGCCTTGTTTTATAGATTTACACGTGCTAAATTCATTTTCACTAAAAAACAAAAGTGCCAAAAAATTATAAAAAATTTTTTTCAAATGCTAACGCCAGAACAAATAAACAACTTACCTCCTGATACAAAAAAGGAATATTTAAAAGCAGCACTGCTCCTTCAAGAAAAGAAACAAGACGAAGCAATTCGTAATGACTTTTTAGAATTTGTAAAATATATGTGGCCAGAATTTATTGAAGGTGAACACCATAAAATCATGGCAGACAAATTTAATAAAGTTGCAAGCGGCGAGATCAAAAGATTAATTATTAACATGGCACCTAGACATACAAAGTCTGAGTTTGCATCTAATTTCCTACCTGCATGGATGATTGGCAAGCAACCTAATTTAAAAATTATTCAAGCAACCAACAACGCTGAGTTAGCCGTGAGGTTTGGTCGTAAAGCCAAGTCACTAATCGACACGGAAGACTATCAAAAAATATTTAATACAAGATTACGAGAAGACTCACAAGCGGCAGGTAAATGGGAAACCGCACAAGGCGGTGAATACTATGCAGCCGGTGTTGGCGGATCAATTACAGGTCGTGGTGCGGATCTATTAATCATTGACGATCCACACTCGGAGCAAGATGCGCTGAACGTGGCTTCTTATGATAGAGTTTACGAATGGTATACATCAGGTCCACGACAACGTTTGCAACCTGGTGGTAGAATTATTGTTGTTATGACAAGGTGGAGTGTAGCTGACTTAACAGGAAAACTCCAACGAGCACAAAAAGAGCCAAAGGCAGACCAATGGGAAGTGATAGAGTTTCCAGCCATCTTGCCATCAGGTCATCCAGTTTGGCCAGGGTATTGGAAGCTCGAAGAATTAGAAGCTGTAAAAGCATCCGTTAATATACAAAAATGGAACGCACAATACCAGCAAAATCCCACAGCTGCAGAAGGATCAATTATCAAAAGAGAGTGGTGGGTGTGTTGGGAGAAAGACGAGTTGCCACCATTAATGCACGTGATCCAATCTTATGACACCGCGTTTATGAAGAAAGAAACCGCTGACTACAGCGCCATATCTACCTGGGGCGTATTTAGACCAAGCGAGGACGATGGACCGAGGCTTATTCTTCTTGACGTAGTTAAGGATAGATACGAGTTTCCAGAGCTAAGACGAATAGCAAAAGAGCAATACGACTACTGGAAGCCAGAAACGGTGATCGTGGAAGCAAAAGCGTCAGGACTGCCATTAACCTACGAAATGCGTAAACTGGGCATACCGGTTATTAACTTTACACCAAGCAAGGGAAATGATAAACATACTAGAGTAAACTCAGTTGCTCCGTTATTTGAGTCAGGAATGATTTATTATCCGGACCGTAAGTTTACTGAAGAGATGATTGAGGAGTGCGCTGCATTCCCACTAGGTGAACACGATGACTTAGTGGATAGCATGACTCAAGCAGTAATGAGATTTAGGCAAGGTGGCTTTATAGATCATCCAGAGGACTACGAGGATGAAGAGTTACCAGAACAGCAAAGGACGTACTATTAATGGCTAATCGAAGCAAAGGCATACAAGGTATATTAGATTTTCTTGGTTTTGGAAAAAAAGCTGATGAAGCTGCAGAAACTCGTGACGTTCAAAAAAAGATTGAAGAAACTACTAAGTTTGATGAAACTACAAAACCAGGTGAGTTTAAAAAAGGAGATACAACAGTAGACGCAGAAACAGGCGATGTTGTAACTCAAGAATATAGTTACAGACCAGAATCTTTTACAGACATGCAAAGGCGAGAAGGTAGAGGTGAATTTTCTTACGACGCACTTAGTAAGGAATATACAGAAAGTATTGATGCAGATGTAATGTCTTTACATGAATATATTATTCAACGACGAGGCATAACGTTAGATCAGTTAGAAGCGGAATTAGCATTAAAAGCTAAACCAGTAAACGAAACTAAGTTAGGCACAACAGATGATTTAGAAGTTACTAAGTTTGCAACAGATAAAACATCGGGCCGACCTGACGTTAATAATTTTATTTCAAGAGTAAAAGAAGTAACAAATAGATCAGATGAAGATATTAGACAAGCTATTGTTAACATAGCTAATGAAGCTTACGAACCAGGTAGTCCTAAATTAATGTCGGTTGATGATGACGCAAGCATATCAGCTTTTCTTGATAATAGGCTTATGTACAGCAACAGAGATATGGAAGATTTTGTCGATGAGTTTTTTGAATCATTAAAAAACGTAGAACCAACATCATACGCTCCGCCAATGATTAGAGATTCTAAAACTATGAAATCGGCACCTGGAGAAAAAATTTTTAATAACCCAGATTACCAGCAGTCTTATGACATAGTTGATGAATTTGGATTTAGAGTTACGGATGACCCAGCTGATATAATACCTCTTAATGAGATGTCAGACAAAGATATTAGATTAACTCAACTAGGCGTTCCTATGAACAGTAAAAAATATAAGGAAATGTTAAAAAGACAAGAAGACGGAGAGTTGATGTCAGAAATTGAAACTGATCCTGTAAGAAAGAAAAACTATAAAGCTACAGAAGATGCAATGGGAGTAACCGATAGAAAAAAGATAAACGAAGCAAATGAGAAATTAAAACAACAAGCTACAGACGAGATTACAGACGCTATTGAAGAGGGTGACTTTAAAAAAGCAACAGAGATAGAAGATGCATTTAACGATGGCACATATGTACCAGGCGGTAAAAAAAGAACACTAAATGCAGAAGGTGGACGTATTGGTTTAAAAGATGGTGGTGGACCAAAGATCGGGCGACGTGGATTTTTACAAGGCTTAGGAGCACTTGGAGCAAGTTTAATGTTGCCGTTTGGAAGAGGTGCTAAAGAAGTAGCACCAGTGGTTACCAAAGCAATCCAACCAGTTGCTGGTATGCCAGATTGGTTTCCATTACTTGTAAATAGAATTAGAACTAAAGGCAAAGTTACAAGAGAACCTAAGTATGATGATTTTACAAAAGGCGGTGATACAGAAAGAATTTATGAACTTGAGGGTTATACTGTGTATGAAGATCTGACTAATGGTAAAATTATAGTAAGTGGTAGAGGTAATGATTACCAACAAGTTTCTATGGAATATACTCCAGGTGAGAATAAAGTCATGAGTAAGACAAATCCTTTAACAGGTAAAATTGAAAGAGGAGTAGTGACAGACAAACCAAGATTTGAAGCTGGAGAATATGCAAAAGGTGATCCATACGATTACGAAAACTTTGGTGATTATGATGATATGAAAGGTGATCTTAGCAACTGGGAAAAATTTGCAACCGGAGGTAAGAAAACTGAGCAAAGAACATTACAAGATTCTTTAGACGATTTTATAAAACAACAAACAGATCCAAATGTTATAGACGATATGGCTAAAGGCGGTAGAGTAGGAATGGCGCAAGGCGGCATAGCTTCTAAATTTAAGGAGAAAGTAAATTATGGTAATAGATAAAAAAACATTGAATGTCCCAAGACCAAGACGTTCATTTCAAATAAAAGGACCACAAGCAGGCGCGCAAGCCGCAACAGAAATGTTGCAACAACAAGCAAATACAAAACCACCTATTGAAATTACACAAGACGAAGATGGTGGGGCAACAATTGATTTTGATCCACAAGCATTAAATTCAACACTAGGACCACAAGGTCACAATGAAAATTTAATTAATTTAATGGATCCAGATGACACCGAAGCATTAGCTAGTGATCTATTAGAAGTTTACGAAGATTGTAAAGCGTCAAGACAAGACTGGGAAAACACATACACAAAAGGCATGGACCTTCTTGGTTTTAAATACGAGGACAGAGCAGAACCATTTAGAGGTGCAAGTGGCGCAACACACCCGGTACTTGCAGAAGCTGTAACACAATTCCAGGCGCTCGCTTATAAAGAATTGCTTCCTGCAGATGGACCCGTAAGAGCACAGATAGTTGGTGCGGTTACACCAGAAAGAGAACAACAAGCTGATCGTGTAAAAGATTTTATGAATTATCAAATTATGGTTGAGATGAAAGAATACGAACCAGAGTTTGATCAAATGTTATTTAACTTACCACTATCCGGTTCTACATTTAAAAAAGTTTATTATGATCAGTTACTAGGTCGTTGTGTATCTAAATTTGTACCAGCAGAAGATTTATACGTTCCATACACTGCAACAAGTTTAGACGATACAGAAACAATAATTCACAAAATAAAAATGAAAGGCAATGATTTATTAAAACAACAATTGTCTGGTTTTTATGCTGATGTTGCTGTTGAAGAAGATACTAACGCTAGTGAAATAACAGACAAAAAAGATGAGCTAGGTGGTGTAGATCCACACAGCGATGAAATTTATAATGTTTTAGAATTCCACACACTTTTAGATTTACCTGGGTTTGAAGAGCTAGATGAAATGCAAGAACCAACTGGGTTAAAGATTCCATACATAGTTTCTATTGATGAAGGATCAGGAAAAGTTTTAGCTGTCAGAAGAAACTATGACATGCAAGATGAAACTAAAAAAAGAAAAGAATATTTTGTACACTTTAAATTTTTACCAGGACTCGGATTTTATGGGTTCGGCTTAATCCACATGATCGGCGGATTGTCTAGAACTGCAACAGCAGCTCTACGACAACTACTAGACGCCGGCACCTTGTCTAATTTACCAGCCGGATTTAAAATGCGAGGCATTAGAGTACGTGATGAAGCTCAACCGTTGCAGCCGGGAGAGTTCCGTGACGTCGATGCACCTGGTGGAAACTTAAGTGATGCATTCATGCCTTTACCGTTCAAAGGCCCTAACGCAACGTTGCTACAGCTTATGGATTTTGTAGTTCAATCTGGGCAACGTTTTGCGAGCATAGCTGATATGCAAGTGGGCGATGGAAACCAGAGTGCAGCTGTTGGAACTACAGTTGCATTATTGGAGCGTGGATCAAGGGTTATGTCTGCAATACACAAAAGATTATACGCATCTATGAAATGTGAGTTTATGTTAATGGCTGAAGCGTTTGCAACTTACTTACCACCTGTTTATCCATACGATATTATTGGTGCTAAAAAAGAAGTTAAACAAGCAGACTTTAATGAGAGAATAGATATTATTCCTGTAGCTGATCCAAACATCTTCTCACAAACACAAAGAATTACAGTTGCACAAAGTGCATTGCAGTTAGCAATGTCAAATCCAAAAATGCACAACTTGTATGAAGCGTATAGAGGTATGTATGAAGCGTTAGGTATAAAAAATGTAAATGTTATTTTACCACCACCGCAAAAGCCACAAGCTATGGACCCCGCTATGGAGAACATTATGGCAATGTCTGGAAAACCATTCAAAGCGTTCCCAGGACAAGACCACCAAGCACACATGGACGCTCATTTGACGTTTATGGGCACGTTTATGGCAAGAAACAACCCTCAAGCACTCGCTTTATTGTCAAAAAACTGCATGGAACACATTGCATTGATGGCTCAAGAGCAAGTTCAGCTTGAATTCCAAGAAGAAATTGCACAAATTCAGCAATTAACTCAAAACATACAACAAATGGGCGCACAAATGGGCGCAATGGGCGGTATGAATGCTCAAAATCCTCAAATTATGCAGGTTCAACAACAAATTAAGCAAGAAACTGACCGAATTGAGGCTAGAAAAGCACAATTAATCGCACAATTGACTACTGACTACCTAGAAGAAGAGAAAAAAGTGTTAAATCAGCTTGATAATGACCCATTACTAAAATTAAAGTCTGATGAAGTACAATTAAGAGCTCAAGACCAACAAAGAAAAGAAAAAGAAGGCGAAGAAAAGGCCAATATGGAGACTCTAAAACTAATTAGAGGTGGTCAAGAGTTTGATGCTAAATTACAGCAAGATGACGACCACGCTAAGCTTAGAGCGTCTATTTCACTTGCAAAAGATGGTATAAAACAGATGAAAGCGACGGTTGTAGATGAATAATCCACTCGAACAACTTTTAAGGAAACAAAAGAAAGCCGATCTGCAAAAGAAGGTTGGCTATGTAGGTCCTATGGTAGGTGATGTTCCTAGAGAGTTTGGCGAAGGTGATCACTTTGTACAGCTAGCTTATATAACTCCGGATGAAGCCGCTATACTAAAAGAACTAGACTTATACGGCAGTAACCCACCACATACTGGACCTGAGATAGAAAACATACCTAACTATAATGATTTTGGTGAAGGTAGCATGAATGCAAGTGGTTCACAAATGAGCGCTGCAGAAAGAGGAGACGTTAAAGGATCTGGGTTATCTGCATCAGATGTAGCGGGAATACAAGCTGGTTTTGACGCAGCAGCAGGTGGTCAACAGACTTCTCAAGACTTTATGGATAGTAATCAAAATACCAACACAACTTCGACTACTCCTGTTCAAGACACTGTTGCAACTGCGCAAGAACTTAATGTTGCTCCCGAGGTAAAACAAGAATCTTTCTTTGATAAAATTTTTTCAGGTTTGTTTACAAAAAAGACAGCAAAACAAAACTTTGTAGATAAAGTTAGTCAGAACCCTAGACTATCAAAGTTTGTTAAAGACACATACGGCATAAAAAGCCTTGATGACATAACCGAGGCACAAGTAAATGAAATAAATGATCTTAACAATCTGTCTTTTGATGAAATACAAGACTATGTTTCAAAAATTACAGGGCAGGCTATAGATGACCCACTTGGTACAGGATATAATGCACTTACAGGAGCTACACTTGGATTTCAAGGGATAGGCACTCTCGGAATGATGAATACTTTGGCCAATATTGCTATGGATAAACCTTCTTTCGCTATGAACCCAAAAAATTATGCGTTTACTGGTCCTATGGTGGATGCAGAGGGTAACCTAGTGTCACAAGATTTTAGTTACACTGGTCCTATGTCAACTAACCCTGCTGTAAATCAACAAATAGCAGATATACAAAGCATAAGCGGTGTAACAGGTTTAACTGAATCTCAAATGGCGCAAGCTGCTGCTCAAGCAATGACTGAGGCTGAAACAGGTGGTAAGTTCAGTATGGGAGGAGGAAATAAAGACGATGGTGTGTTGAACCAACAAAACACAGAGCAACAAACCATACAAAATTACATGGACGGATTAACACAAAGCGAATTAGATAGGTATAATCAGTTAATAGCACAAGGATATAACGACGAATATGCTAGAGCTTATTTAGGAATGCTGTGAAAAAAGAAAAGAAAATCAGCAAAGTAATGCGTGAATACAAAGCTGGAAAACTTAAGTCTGGTAAATCAAATAAAAAAGTGGTAAACAAGAAACAAGCCATCGCTATCGCACTAAGCGAAGCAGGCGTAAAAAAGAAGAGGAGACGTAAATGATCGAATCAATAAAAGAAAAAATTATGCATTACTGGACAGACCACAAGTGGGTCACTGTTGCAGTTGGTGTAATAGTTGTAGTTCTAATACTAAAAATCATCACATAATCATATGATACTTGACGTAGTCAAACTAGCAATCGGCGCTGGCACACATATAATGAAAAACAGACAGCAGCGTAAAATGCTCGAGTCAGATGCAGCAATGTTGCATGCACAGAAAATGGCTAATGGCGAAGTCGAGTATCAAGCAGCTGTAAGACAGTCAAATGACAAAGGATGGAAAGACGAATTTGTCCTTATCCTCGTAAGTGCCCCAGTGATTTTATTGATATGGTCTGTATTTTCAGATGATCCACAGATACAAGAGAAATTGCACATGTTCTTTGAACAGTTTAATAATCTCCCTTTCTGGTACCAGACGCTGTTTGTCGGCGTGGTCGCATCGATATACGGACTCAAGGGCGTAGATATATTTAAGAAAAAGTAATTTGACTTAATCATACATTGGGGGGAAAAATGGGGGATAACAATCCTAAGAACCCGCTTGACGAGTTCTGGGAGCAACTAGGAGATAAAAAGAAAAAATATGTCAGAAGTTACAGATCCGATAAACGTAATATACAAAATGCAGAGGGAGATGAAAAATCAACTGGAGACACTAGTTCAAACTCTAGCAAACGGGGGAGTTGACAGTATGGAAGAATACAAATATATAATAGGTAAGATCCATGGGATCGATAACTTAAATCAGGAACTCTCTAACCTGCTAGAACCAAAGGAGCCAGACAAAGATGACCCAAACAATGTCACACGCATTAGAAGCTAAATACGAAAAACAAGATAAAGAAGCTACAGAAAAACCTAGCCAAACAAATTTAGACAAACTACCCGACCCTACCGGTTGGCGTATACTTGTTATGCCTTTTCAAGTTAAAGAAGAAACAAAGGGTGGAATTATTATTGCACAAGAAACATTAGATAGAGCACGAGCAGCGGTACAGGTTGGTTATGTTCTAAAAAAAGGTCCCTTATGTTATGCGGACAAAGAAAGGTATCCTACAGGAGCTTGGTGCGAGGAAAAAGATTGGGTGATATTTGCAAGATATGCAGGATCACGCATGGAAATAGATGGTGGAGAAATAAGAATGTTAAACGATGATGAGATACTTGGGACAATAGGGGATCCTAAAGATTTGATTCACGCAATGTAATCATAGGAGGATTATACTATGCAAGAAGATAAAATAGACGTAGGTGAAGATTTAGAACAAGCAACAGAAATTGATCTTGATGCTGCACCGCAAGAAGAACAGCCAGAGGAAAAACCAGAAATAGAAATTTCTGAAGCTCCTGGCATAACACACACAGACACAGAAACAGTAAAGACAGAACAAAAAGAAGAGATGTCTGAGTATTCTGAAGGCGTAAAAAAGAGAATAGCAAAACTTACGCATAAAATGCGAGAGGCTGAAAGACAAAAAGAAGAAGCCATTGAGTACGCTAAAAACCAAAAAACTAATGCTGATAAATATCGAAAAAGATATGAAGCTTTAGATGGTGACTACACAAAAGAGTTTGAAAAAAGAGTTACCTCTGGAACTGAAGCTATAAAAAATAAACTTGCTCAAGCCATTGCAGCGGGTGATGTAGAAGCTCAAGTTCAAGCACAATCTGAGTTAGCACAGTTATCAATGGATGCTAGTAGACTAGCTAGAATTAAGGAAATTGATAATAAAGTTGTTACAACAGCTCCAGAAGAACCAGCATCTCCACCCCAACCACAAAGGCAACCTGATCCTAAAGCTGACGCTTGGGCTCAAAAAAACCCTTGGTTTGGCACGGATAATGCTATGACTTACACGGCTTTTGACATTCATAAACAACTTGTAGAACAAGAAGGTTTTGATGGTCAATCAGACGAATATTATTCTGAAGTGGACAAGCGAATAAGACTTGAATTCCCACACAAATTCGGTAATAATGAGTCAACTACAGCTGAACCAGTTCAGACTGTCGCTAGTGCCAATCGTCCGGCCGCAAAAGGACGCAGAAAAACTGTGAAGCTCACACCATCACAGGTAGCTATTTCTAAACGATTAGGTGTGCCGCTAGAAGAATATGCGAAACAATTAGCCGCGAAGGAGGTATAAGCATATGGATAATACAACAAACAATAAAAAAACTTCCCGCGCGAGTCAAACTCGGGCTAAAACTGAAAAGCCTAAAGTATGGACTCCACCATCAGCATTAGATGCACCGCCTGCACCCGACGGATATAGGCACAGATGGATTAGAGCCGAGAGTATGGGGAACGATGATTCCAAAAATATTACCGGTAAAACTCGATCTGGTTGGGAATTTGTCAGAGCTGACGAATATCCTAACGATGACTACCCGTCAGTAGATTCAGGAAAGTATTCAGGTGTTATAGGAGTTGGTGGCCTTGTGCTGGCAAGGATACCCGAAGAGCTCGCAAAGCAACGAGAGGCATATTATAATCAAATGACTGCCGATCGTAATGAAGCTTTAGATAACGATGTCTTGAAGGAACAGCACCCAAGTATGCCGATCAATCAAGATCGACAGACTCGTGTAACTTTTGGTGGTACTAAGAAATAGCATTTTGATATTTCTACCACTGATTTAACTTAACCTTTAAGGAGGAAAAACAATATGGCAAATATAGATGCCCCTTTTGGTTTAAATCCTGTTGAGAAAATCGGTAGTGGTCCATCTGGAAAACTAAATGAGTATAAAATTGCAGCTTCTGAAGATCCAATCTTCCAAGGAGATGCGGTAATGCCAGACTCTGGTTTTATACAACAAGCTACTGCTTCGGCAGACTTGCTTGGTGTTTTCTGGGGATGTAAATTCGATGATCCAACAACGAATAAACCAACTTTTAAAAACCAATACGCGACAACAACAGTAGCAGCTGACGCGTTTGTTTATGACGATCCTTATCAAGTGTTCGAAATTCAAGGAACATCTGGTACTGCATCGGCACAAACAGACATTATGCAAGCTAATGATCTTGTTGTGGCTAATGGCTCAACTTCAACTGGAGTAAGTGTTATGGAATTGAAGATGTCTTCAATGCAAAACCCTGGCGCAGCTCAGCTCAATATTACAGGTTTCTCTGGCAACAGCGAAAGAAACCAAATTGATGCTGCTGGTCACGCGGTTTACAAAGTAGTCATCGCCGAACACGTATACTCTAACTTATAATAGCAGGAGGACATAAAAAATGGCTATATCAAGACAACAACTAGCAAAAGAGCTAGAGCCAGGTCTGAATGCATTATTCGGACTTGAGTACAAAAACTACGAAAACCAACACGCAGAAATCTTTGATACAGAAAATAGTGACAGAGCTTTTGAAGAAGAAGTAATGTTATCTGGTTTCGACAAAGCGAATGTTAAGTCAGAAGGTTCAGCTGTTGCTTACGATAACGCGCAAGAGACTTTCACTGCAAGATATCAACACGAGACAATTGCTCTCGCGTTCTCACTCACTGAAGAAGCGATTGAAGATAACTTGTACGACAAAATCTCTACTCGTTACACGAAAGCACTAGCTAGATCTATGGCTCAAACTAAGCAAGTCAAAGCTGCTACAATTCTAGACAACGCCTTCACTGCAGGAGCATCTGCAGGTGGAGATGGTGTTGCGCTTTGCTCTGGTAATACTGGAGCAGGTAGAGCAGTTCACCCGACAATTGCAGGAGGATTCACAAACGAATTAACTACTGCAGCTGACTTAAGTGAAACTTCACTAGAACAAGCAGTAATAGACATCGCTAAGATGACTGACGAACGTGGCTTAAAAATTGCAGCGAAAGGGCAGAAGTTAATCATTCACTCTTCACAGCAATTTATAGCTGAGAGAATCATGAAATCTGCAAACAGAGTTGGAACAGCTGACAATGACATCAACGCATTGGTATCTAAAGGAATGATCCCACAAGGATACGTGGTAAACAACTTCCTATCTGATGACGACGCGTTCTTCATTAAAACTGATGTTCCTAACGGTCTGAAACACATGGTTCGTGCACCAATCAAAACTGCCATGGAAGGTGATTTTGAGACTGGTAACGTTAGATATAAAGCTAGGGAAAGATACAGCTTCGGCTTCTCTGATCCTAGAGGTATCTTCGGATCTCCAGGTGCATAATCGTTAAGGTTATAAACCAATTTAGAGGGGCGCTTCGGCGCCCCTTTTTATTTGCAATCACTAAATTAAAAGCGTATATTCAAAGAAACACAGACTTGACCAGACGGCCTCGCGACTGTGTTAATAAATAGGAGGAATATAAAATGGGTACAACTACTTTTTCAGGACCGGTCAGATCAGAGAACGGTTTCGAAGACATAACAAAAAACGCAAGCACTGGTGCTATAACTAGTAATGCTGCTTACGGCAAAGCTATCAGAGGTGGAGTTCAATCTTTATCTGGTGCTGGTGCAGTTGATCTAACTAACTTGGTAACAGAGTTAACTACTACTGGAGCTAATGCATTAACTTTGGCTGATGGTACAACTTCAGGACAAATGAAAATCGTTAACATGATTGTTGATGGTGGAGATGGAACTTTAACTCCAACTTCATTTGCAAATGGAACTACAATCACTTTCGATGCAGTAGCTGAATCAGTTACTTTAGTTTGGAACAGCACTATTGGCTGGGTCGCTACTTCAGTAAACGGCGCAACAGTAGCTTAATACAAAATTAAATGCGGGGCTTCGGCCCCGCTAATTTAGGAGGACAATATTATGGCAGGTGGAGGATCATTCACATCAGACCAAAGAACTGCGCATCTAACAGCTGATGGACAATTAGTTACAGGGCCTTGTAGAGTTACATCTATCCAAGCAAAAGGCGGTACAAACTGTGTTGTTAAACTTTATGACAATACTTCCGCAGCAGGTACAGTTCATGAGTTTAAGTTTGATGACGAAGGTTTACAAGTTTATATACCAGGTAGTGGTATAAAATTTAAGACAGGTGTGTTTTTAGATTTAACAACTACTGGTGGCGTTACAGTAACGTTTAACTAGGGGGCTAGATGGCAACATCAGGTACAACTACTTTTGAAAGTGGTTTCTTAATTGACGACGTCATACAAGAATCCTACGATCGAGTTGGAGTTAAATCAGTAAGTGGTTATCAATTAAAATCAGCAAGACGTTCTTTAAATATAATGTTTCAAGAATGGGCCAATAGAGGTTTACACTATTGGGAAATAGATAAAACTAATGTTGATTTAGTTGAGGGACAAGCAGAGTACAAATTTTTTAGAAGTGCTGATGATGGCACAAGTGCAACTACAGCACCTACAAATGGTATATATGGTGTTGACGATGTTTTAGAAGCAGCATTAAGAGACAACAGAGCTACAACAAATCAAAGTGATTCTGCTCTTTCAAAAATAAATAGATCAACATACTCTGGATTATCTAATAAATTATCAAAAGGCTCTCCTTCGCAATATTACGTGCAAAGGTTTATAGATCACACATTATTAACGGTATATCCAACACCAGATACAACTAATGCATCCAAAGATCTTGCAATTTATTTTGTAAAAAGAATTCAGGATGCAGGTGGTTATAGTAATACAGCAGATGTACCATATAGATTTGTACCATGCATGACAGCAGGTCTTTCTTATTATTTAAGTCAAAAAGTAAAGCCAGAATTAGTACAACAAATGAAACTATTATATGAAGATGAATTGCAAAGAGCGTTAGCAGAAGATGGATCATCTTCTAGCACATTTATAACCCCACAGGCATATTACCCAAATGTCTAATTTTGCTACAGGTAAAAAATCAAAAGCCATTTCTGATAGAAGCGGCATGGAGTTTCCATACACAGAAATGCGTAGAGAGTGGAATGGATCATTAGTACACGAGTCTGAGTTTGAACCAAAACATCCACAACTAGAACCAAAAGTACAAAAAGGAGATGCACAAGGTTTACAAAATGCAAGACCAGATAGAGTCGAACCAGCAGTTGCACACTTACTAAATAACAATGCTTTTAGTTCAGGAATTAGAGATTCTATAATTGTAAATGTAAATGATCCTGGCCATGGTTTTGTTAATGGAGACGTTGTAAGATTTAGAGATGCAAAATCAAAGTTTCCTGAGTATCCACAAGTGTCACGCCTTACAGCAGGTAATGTAAATGTTGCACAAGGACACATTGTAACAAAAATAGATAATGATAATTTTTCTTTTAGTCCTAATGATACTCTAGATAAATTTTTAACAGATAATTGCACCCCTGGAACAACAACAGTATTTGTAGATTTAGACGGAACTTTAACAGAATATTATCAAGCAGTAGCAACTTACGCAACAAGTGCTGGTTTATTAGACTCTGGAGGTGATTGGTACAACATGTCACCAGCTATTGAACAAGCAGCCATAGCAGCGGCTGGTTCAAGCTATTTTCAAAACTTAGCTAAAAGAGCAGAAGCAGATGCTTTAATAGATTTAGTTATAGCTAAAAATGGATCTTGGGAAGTTTTGTCGTCAACTTCATCTAGTTCTATAACAAACCAAAAGAATGCATGGGTTACAGCAAATTTTGGAACTATTGGATCAGGTATTGGCAGAGCTCCGGCAGCAACAAATTATACTACAAACTTTAATAAAGGACCTTATGGTGGAGCAAATAAGATATTGATTGATGATAGAACTGACTATATTGATCAATTTGTGGCCGCTGGAGGTAAAGGCTTTAAATACTATGAAAGTGGTGGTATACTTAAATTTGGAGGAGACAGGTCATCAGTTGGACCTGTTACATTATTAGCATGACAACATACGCAGAACTAGTAACGCAGATTAGAAATTACACAGAAACTGATGATCAAGTTTTGACCACTGTAATAGTTAATGATCTTATAGAACACGCAGAACATAGAATATTTAGAGCAGTTGAATTAAATAATGATAATGTATATGTAAACGGTAATACAGCATCGGGTAATAGATTTGTAACATTGCCTGGATATAGCTCTACAGACCCAACTAAACCAACTATTTCAGACATAGCTACAATTAAATATGTAACAATTTATACGGATTCTGGCACAAAACAACGATCTGACCTTGTAAGGGTTGATCAAGATTTTATGAGTGAATACTATGATACCCCAGAAACAGCTTCTACAGCAAAACCTAGATACTATGCAAACTGGGATATGGGTACAATAGTCGTTGCACCAACACCCAATGCAGTGTATAAATTTGAGATAGGTATTACTAAAAAACCAACAGGCTTATCGACTAGTAATACTGAAACATGGATTAGCGTTAATGCTCCTAATGTTTTACTCTATGCCTGCTTATGTGAAGCTTTTAAGTTCTTGAAAGCACCACAAGATCAACAAGTATATGAAGCTTCTTATCAAGAAGCTATATCATCACTTGCTCAAGAACAATTAGGTAAGAAAAGAAGAGATGAATATAGGGACGGAAGTATCCGTATTCCTATACCATCTAATAACCCTTAATAGGAGAATATTATGGCGATATCACAAGCAGTTTGTAGTGTGTTTAAAAGAGAGCTACTAAAAGGAAACCACGACTTTGACGGCACAGGAAGTGTCGCTTATTACATTGCGCTATATACTTCTTCAGCAACTTTAGGCGCAGCAACCACTGCATACTCATCTTCAAACGAAGTAACAAATGCTTCAGGATCTGCTTATTCAGCGGGAGGTAAAGCGTTAACTTCTCCAACTGTTACATTATCCGGTACGACAGCGTTTGTTGATTTTGCAGATATATCTTGGACAAGTGCATCATTCACTGCAAACGGTGCTTTGATTTACAGGCAAGATGGTAGTGCTCCAACTGATGATGCTGTTGTTGTGTTAGCTTTTGGTGGTGATTTTACAGCTTCTAACGGCACATTTACAATTCAATTCCCAGCAGCTGGTGGTGGATCAGAGATAATTCGTTTAGGATAGGAGCCGTAATATGGTTGCTATTAATGATAGAGTCAAAGAGACTACTACAAGTACAGGTACAGGCACTATTAATTTAGATGGTGCAGCTGTAGGTTTTGAAAGTTTTGTAGCGGGAATAGGTAATGGTAATGTAACTTATTATTGTATTGCTGAACAAGGTGCTGCTAATTTTGAGATAGGTATAGGTACAGTAACCGATGCCACACCCGATACACTTTCTAGAGCCACAGTTTTATCAAGTTCTAACTCAGACAGTTTAGTTAACTTTGGAGCAGGTACAAAAGATGTATTTTGTACGCTACCTGCATCAAAGGCTGTCATAGAAGACTCTAACAATAATGTAAATATAGGTGCTAATATAATTGTTGGTGGCACAGTTGATGGTGTCGACATTGCAACAAGAGATGGTGTATTAACCTCTACAACAACCACAGCCAATGCAGCTTTACCAAAAGCTGGTGGCACTATGAGTGGCAACTTAGTTATGAGTAGTGCTAACATTACAATGAGTGGTACAGAAACAGTTGATGGTGTAGATATTTCTGCAAGAGATGCTGTTTTAACTTCTACAACTACAACCGCTAACGCTGCCTTACCTAAAGCTGGTGGTACAATGACAGGTAATATTGTATTCAACTCAGGACAACCAAAAGGTAACTCAGGCCTTGTTCCCGCTGCAGGAACGTCAGGACATTTTCTAGCTCACAACGGAGCTTTTGCACAAATTGCATATTCAAGCTTATCAGGCACACCTACCATCCCAACAAACAACAACCAATTAACTAATGGAGCTGGGTACACAACAAATACAGGAACACTTACTCAAGTTACAAGTGGTGGCGCAACAACTGTATCAGCGGGAAATGGTATTGGTTTAAATACTGGTAACGGTACTATTACAATGTCTGGCTCATTTTCGGGATCCTTTTCTGCGAGTTCAAACATCACAGCCTATAGTTCTGACGAGCGATTAAAAGAATTTAAAGGCACTATAGATAATGCTTTAGACAAAGTAGATCAACTTAATGGTTATTATTATGAATGGAACGACTTAGCAAAAAGTTTAGATGGTGGTAAATCATTTAAAAACGGTAGGGAGGTTGGAGTATCAGCACAAGAAATAGAAAAAGTATTGCCTGAAGTTGTAACAGAAGCACCTATCGTAAAAATAGAAAACTTAGATGTAGATTACAAAACAGTTTATTATGATAAAATTGTGCCTTTACTTATAGAAGCTATAAAAGAATTAAGAGCAGAAGTAAAAAAACTTAAAGAGGATAGTTAATGTTTTTTGGGGCAATTGCATTTGGTGCATCACCCTTCAGTGATGTAGGTTTTAATCCTGATGCAAAGGTTCAA